GTCAGAGACTGCTAGTGGATTGTATTGGTATCTGACCAGGTACTTTTTACCACTCTCTGTCTCTCCATCAAGCTCACTTTTTACATCAGCTCTTCCTTTTGGAACTGATGCAAGTTTTAGCTCTTGATCTAGCTGCTCTTCTTTTGAGTGATCTACAGCTCTATCATCTACAAGCTCATAACCTAGATCAAATAGTGTTTTTTCATTGTCTCCAAGCTCACTGATTTGCTCAAACATGTATCGATCATCAAAGTCTTGTCTCTGACTTGACAACTGCTGTCCTGTTTCCTCTTCAACTTGCTCCTTTGTGACTGCATTGTCTGTGTCTGTAAACTCTATTGGAGTCAGTGTCTGCATGTAAAGATCCAGAGAGATGGCATTGACAGCTAAGATGTCATCTATTGCATCTATGATGTCATTTTGATAAGGCTTGATTACAAGGTTTTCAAACAAATTGTGTGCATTCTCTATCTCTTCTGCATTGTTTCCTAGAGAGTTTCCTGTGTCTCTGATTCCTACAAGTAGAGGAGATGTGATTCTGTGTCCTATCATAAGCTTTCTAGAACACTCCTCAGAGATGTACTGATAGACTTCTGCAGAGTTTGGAGGATTAATGTCCTCAATAGTAGTTCTGTTCTCTACAGAGTCACTAAATGACACTATCACCTTTTCTCCATGTACTCCTGTGAGCTTGTCTGTGATTTCTTGTTTGATTCTTCTCATTGCCTCCACTGTCGGAGTGCCATTTGCAAAGCTCACTAATTTAGATCCAGAGAAAGAGTTCTCAACTTCATTGACCAGAAACTCACTAATTGAGCATTCTAGCTTTCCATAGTTTAGTGATCCTATGTAGTCTGGCACTGAATAGTAGTGCATTGATGGAATGTGCCTTCTGATAATGTAAATCTCATTTTTTGCACCAGATCCAAAGACAGGAATCCTTGTGAGCTTGTCTCCATCTTTGTATTCTTTCCATTTTGGGTGATAATAGTAGGCATTAATTGCTCCTTTGTCATCACACTTTTCTGCTCTTAAAGTCTCTCTGTTAAAATGTGATACTTTGACCACTTTTTTCTGTAAATAGCTCACTTGGATAGCAGCCTCTCCTAAAAGCTTGTAATCAAGAGCAATTTTTTTGAGATCTTTTGTTTTAAATAGTGATCTAAATTGTGCAAATTCATCTGGCTTCATAGAAGCATTGTGTGCATGAATTCCTTTCCCTACTATTTGATTAACTATTCCTGTAATTATGCTGTGTGATGTCGGACTGTTTAAATAGACATCTATAAGATCATCATAGAAAAGGTTGTCTGTGCCAAAAGCAACATAATCCTTCTTTGCATCCTCTATGACTTCTGGAGTCTGATAGGCTTCTAATTGTATTACTTCGAGGCTATTCATAAACTAGATAGTCATTTGTTGAGCTAGTCTCAAAAGTAAATTGTCCTGTGTTGACTGAATAGCTTGATGCTGTCTGATCGGTCACAAAGAGTTTCTCTCTGTAAATTACTTTTGATGTTGCTGTGTCTGTTATTTTTAAAACATAGCTCATGTCTTTGTTTGCATCAAAGCCAAATGTTGCTGTGTGTGTTCTATAGTAATCAACCTCAGCAAAACTTGTTGCTGTCTGATTGTAAGTCTCTGTGTTGTTTGTCTCATTTGTGATCTGTACTCTGTATGTTGTTGAGCCTGTTGTGTCATAGCTCCTAGGGACAAAGTTGATTGTGTGAGAAGAAGATGATCTGTCCAGGATTGTCATTTGCTTGTTTTGTAAATAGCTTTTTGTGTTTTCACTTTTCCTGTACTTTTTAAAACTTCTATCCCAGAGTCTCCTATTTCTTTTTCAAGAATGCTTTTGCTCACCTCAAAAAAATCTGAGCTGTCAAAAGGTTTTTTATATGCTGTAAATGTGTCTTTTTTTGCCATTGTGTTTTTTTATTATTGTGTTTGTAGGGAGGCTCTGATTTAGAACACCTCCCAAACAAAACACAAAGAGAATTTTTAACTGTTTGTTCCTACAGTAATTGTCTCAGTAAATGAACTCCAGCCTGCAGTTGGATTTGCAGACGTAGCTCCATCAACAAAGTTTGGAGGCAGAGGCTCTTCAGATGTAAATTCCATCACATACTGAGAAGCATCTCCCATTGCACCTCCTGTCTGCATAGAAGCAGAAGTCAGTTCACATCCATGGTCTTTGCCTAACAAAAAGAAATTGCCATTTCTGTCTTCGCATATAATTGCTACACGTTGAAAACTTAAAAGCTTTAACTCTTTTTGATCTTCTTTAGTTAATTTTGGGAGAGAAAGGGACAAAACAGTGGAGAAAAACGAAGTGCCATTATCTCTTGACACATTCGCTGTTGTCTCCATAGTATTGCCAGATCCTTTTAGGTCATATTGAAATAAAGTTCCTGTGCCAGAGGCATCAGTTGCTTCATCATTACTCCCTAGAGTTACAGTTCCTAAACTCCCAAAATCCATTATCCAGGCAGCTTTCAAACCTCCGATCTGATCCTTGCAGTTAATTGCCCTGCCTTTTGTTATACTACATGACATATATTATTGATTTTGAGTTAGTTAGAAATTATGTATAGTAAACAATCTCAGTTGCATTTGCAATGTTTACACCTTGAGATCCTCTTAGAATCACTCTAGTGTTTTGAGATCCATCAAATTTGCTCATGTCAATGACAGAAGCTTGATTGTTCTCAGCAAATAAAGCAGTTGAGAAAATTAAGTTGCTTGCTCTTGTACAAATCATGTCATTTGTAGGCATTCCTGGAGCATGGAAAACTTTAACACCCTCAAAGAAAAGCTCTTGCTGACCTCTGTACCAAGTTGAGCCTTTATCTTCAAAACCAGCAGCACCTAAACCAGAAGCACCGAAGCCTCCTAATGCAGAAACGTAGCTTTTGAAAATATGTGTTGAAACATATAGATAAAGATCATCTTTTCCATAAATAGTGTTTGGTATTGCAGCAGTTACTTTTGCCATCTCACTAACTGCATTTGCAGCAGACACAGTTGTACCTGTAACATCAACAACATTAGAGTCAGCAGCAGCTAAAACAGTAATCCCATCTGTTTGACCTTCTGTTGCATTTGCACCTTGCCAGAAGTTTGTTTCCATGTTTGCAGCTACTTTGTCAACAACATGCTGCAAAATGAAGTCACCTAAGTCTTTTGCAATTCCAGACTTTATGCCTCTCATTTGTAGGCTTTCGAATGTTGTACGATAATTTTTAGAACAAAGCTCTAGGTTTACTTGAAACTCCTCTGGTTGCAAAACAATTTCTGTAGTTGTCAATGTTCCTGTAGCTGAGAAATCACAGCTTGCTGCTTTGATTAAGTTAGCATCAGAAGCCAATACTTGGATTACTTCCTTGCCTTGTATATTGTCTCTGACATCTACAGTGCCAGATGACAGAGTTTTGCCACTCAATAGAGCAGCCGATAAATACCCAGCAGCTTTTTTGCCTGCATAAGTGTTATCAGTAAAAGTGTGTGTAGTTGCCATTAGTCTTGATTAAATTGATTGATTAAACTGTTTAAATATTTTGCTCTTGTCACAGTCACATTCTCAAATGCTTGAGGAGCTTCTGTGCTGACACCTTCTGGATTGTGTGAAATTTCTTCCACAGCCTCAGCAGCAAGTTCAATGTCATTTACATTTTCTTCAACTGCAGGAGCTTCTTTTGCCTCTAGCATTGTTTTGATCTCTGTGATCATGCTTGACAAGTTTTCCACTTCCTCCTTAGTTGCATAAACTACTTTGTGTGTTGTCTCTTCTGACTTCACTTTTTCAGCAGCATCATCCTCAGAAGCTTCCACTTCTGATGCTTCTTCTTCAGCAGGCTCTTCACTGCCAGCTTCCTTGATTTCTCCTATGATTCCTTCCTCTGTGACAGAGAGCAGTTCCCCAGAGTCTAGGGTATATTCTCCAATAGGAAGAGGCACAGAGTCCTCAGAGTCACTAACAATAAAAACTTGCTGTCCAGATTCAAAGCTCTCAGCTTCTATCTCTGTGCCATTTTCTAGAGTCATTTTTGCAAGCTCTACCTTTTGATTAGATAGCTCTATGCCTAATGTCTCTTTTATTTGATTTAACATGTCTATTGCTT